GATAGGATGGTCAATGGTCATATCAGGGTAGATGTTTTTTAGTTTGCAAAATGCGAACTCTCCACCCGTACCTTCAAGGTTAATTAGAAGGTCATCACCTCCACCCATCTTATATGACCTGCTTCCTCTGTCAATGTTGTTCTGATGTCTTGCAAGTGCGATGCCTCTGACTATTTCCTGCTCGTAGTTGTCTAATGTGATTTGCATTGTGTTTGTTTTAAGTATAGGAGAGGTCATTACAACCTCTCCTTTGGTTTTCAATCAGAATGGTAAACTTTCCTCTTCCTCTTGCTTTTGAGGTCCACCAGTGGTCATAAACTTGGCATTACCGATAATTGTGCCTTTAAGACCTTTCTCCCTTTCTTCTTTAGTGATAGACTCAACGATAAAACCATTGTTTCCATATTGGTCCACCTCTTCCTTGAGGAATAAGGTTGCAGACAAATATTGTCCTTTTTTACCCTTGTAAAGTCTTTTAGCGTCAATTTTACTTACGTCAATGTTCAGACTGATTAATTTTTGCATATTTCTATTTTTGTAGTTGAATTTTGAAGGTTGTAGTTACTGACTTAATCGGCAGGTCTCCTTTGTGGTAGGTCTTTTCTTTGTCCTCTATTTCCTTTTGCTTTTCCTTTAACAAGGTAATCTGCTCTTCAAGTTCGGACCAACCAGGTAGGTCTGAGAAGTCATACTTAACACTTTCCATATTGGAAACAACTGCACCAAGTACCTCTGCTTTGCCTTTAGGATGCTTCATTAGTTCTGATAAAACATTGGCAGTTATTCGGTATTTTACCGACTTAACCAATTGTTCTAAACCATTAAACTTGATTGCCAGTTCCAAAGGGTCAAGCAGTCCATCGTTTACCTGCTCTTGGATAGCATCTGCCATAAGTTCTATACCAAATTTGGTGGGAGCAATATCCCCCACCTTTATTTCATTAACCTTTAAGTAACTCATTTTTTCTTGCTTTTAGTTGGTCCTTGATAAAAGAATTGGTTTCTATTTTGTGTTTGTTGGCATCATAGACCGCCTTGAGTTCTACAATGTTACTTGCCTTCTTGATTGCAATTGCAAGTCTCCCAATGCTTAACTGAGGGTCTTCTTCAATTACCTCAACCGATTCCACCTCCATTTGAGGCAATGCTTCTACCATTGTATTGATTGCCACTGTGGTTGCATTAGGGATTGATTCTGCCTCTGATTCATCCAATACGCCCAATCCCAAAAGGTCAAGTGTTGCCCTCCGTTTTGCCTTGGTTTCTGCCTTCATGATGGCATTAGCATAAGCCTCACCTTTAAGTCCTGCAATGTTTACTGCACCGATGCTTTCTGTGCATCTGCCATCAGGAAGGGATGCCTTACTTGTTACAATGTAAACACCTGCTTCTGCATTTGTGTCCCTTGAGGTAATCAAGTGTGATACCTTGTGCAGTTTGTTAAGTTGCTGAGTTCCTGACCTTGTGCAGTAGAGGATCTCTTTGCCGTTAAGTCTGAGGATGTCAAAAGGTTTTGTGAATGGGTCAAGTCCCATTCTTTCGCAGTACCCGTTATAATACCTCACTTTGTCGTTTGCCGACAACTTGGATAAGTCCCCCTGTAATATCAACTGGTTCGCAATAGAGGTTGACTGGTCTTGATTCTGATTCTTCTGTGTCATTTTGTTGTGATTTTAAAAAATAAGGAAAAGGTGAAACGATTTTGAAGGGTGTGGTATTCTCCATAAAAGACTTGTGGGTAATATATATCTCCCAATCTCTGATAGACTTTAATCCGTAAAAGTAATACCATTGATGCCGTTGGCGTTCTATGCTTTCATGTTTTCTTAGTGGGAAAGCGATTGCACGAACTTCGCCTCGGACCTCAAGGGTCATCTCAATTCTATCATAGTACATAGTCGGCATAATATTCATGGTCATAATCGCCATCCATCTTGAAGGTATAGGCATCCATGCACTTCTGCTCTACCAATTCATAGAATGCTAAATGGTACTGAGGCAAGATGTTTAAGCAGTGATAACCTGGTATAAGCATTTCCCGAATTTGGACATCAACATAATCCTCCGCATCATTAATGGTAGCGGTTACCATTATCATAATGTCTGCAAGGGAAATTTTTAACCATTCCGCAGGTATGCGGACATTTGTTGTGACTTGTTTTTTCATTGCGTTTGTGATTTGATTTGTATTAAAGTTAATTAATTTCTTCTAAAACTTGAAATAATTTTTGCATCGTACACAGTCTGACCTTACCACTTTTCTCTGCTCGGTTGATTGTTGCCAGTGAGATGCCTGAAAGTTCTGCTAACTTTTCTTGCGTTATTTCTTTTGCTCTTCTCAATCTTCTAAGTTCTTGCTTTGTCATTGTTTTGGTTTTATTGTTTAAAATATTCTATAAAGGTCCGCATAAGGGTCATTCTTTTTACTTTTGATTAACTTCTCACACGCTTTGCACCTACACGCTAACTTATCCTTTGTTCCCCCGTTTTTATTGAATTGCTCTTTTGGTTTCTCTTTCTTGCAATATGTGCAGGTTTTCATAGTTCTTCAGGTTTTAGAAATGTACAATCATTGCAACCTCTTCCATCGCATTCGGGACAGGTTTCTTCTTCAGTTTCGGGAAGAATAACTGATTTAATGTAACCTTTCAGCCTCCATTTTTCAATTAATTCTTGAGCATTAATTACTGCTTCTCCGCTATAAATCATAGCGTCAATAAGTTCGCCAAGTAACTTGTGGCGTTCAACCGTGTTTAGGTCCATCCATTTAGGCAGTGACATCTTGGACATTTGCTTTGTGATTTTAAAGTGATTGTGTATAGCAATTTGCATAATCTGCATTTTACCCAAATAGGTTGCATTATCTTCTTGATATTCATTACCTACAAAATTGGTCTTGAATCTGACCTACTATGTAAAGCATTGTGAGAATGACTGCCCAAGTGATGATTCTTTTTGCTTTCATTGTTTTTGGTTTTATGTGATTAATTAAATATTTCTACTTGAGAAGGTAAAAAGGTTACAGTAATAAAATCATCTAAAAATGGAATATTTATAAAATAAAAACCATCTTCAACTTTTACAACTTTATGCATTGTTCCTTTAAGATTCATAAAATTGATTTTGATAATTGCCTTCATTGTGTGTTATTTTTTTTCAAAGATCATTCTTTTCTTAATACAAACAACACTTTTTTAATCTTTTTTAAAATATTTCTTTGCGTTTACCCATAAAAAGAACCCCCGATATAAAAATATCAGGGGAGAATCACATTAAAATAAACACAATGCACAGTCAAATGTCATTGGTAAATAGCATTCCGTGCATCGTTTTTACGGAATATTCAAGCATTTCTAAACAAAGTTGTTTTATTTCTTGCACCTTTTCTACCTCTTCACGGGTCATAGGATTAGCAGTTTCAAGCATTGTCAAGACCTCAACCGAGCAAGTTATGTACTCAGGATGGGTATAACCTACCTCTTCAATGACTTCCTCAATCTCTTCTCCTTCTCCTAAAATGAGGTCCTCTTCCATAGTTATAGGACTTGGTTTTTATCAATCCTGATAAAGGTGTATCCTCCTGTATGATTTCTTCTTCCTTTCAAAACTGCTGATACTTTAGTGGGAATAACATTTAATTTATTAGCAACATCATAAACCCCATCATATCTACCTATCAATACACCATCTTTATATGCATCAATAAATCCTTTAAATGGAAAACTATTTTTACCTGTTTTCCCTTGTGATGGATTATTTATTTTCATTCTTTCTGAATGTTTTCTTTTTTCTTCTGCACTTCTTGGTCTATTAAGATTTGCTTTTCTAATGCATTCAATAACATACGGACTTAACTTCATCCCAAGTCTGTACTTTCTTAACTTTTCCTTTTGCTCTTCTGATACAATTCTTTGCCTATTTTTTTCACTTATTTTTTTTCTGTGAGATTCAGTAAAAACGTATCCATTTATCCCATCTCCTCCATCTGTAAGATTGCATAAAGTTCCAGTTCCTTTATCAATCCTCCCGTACAACTGTATAAACTCAATTTCTTTTTCTTTTGCAAATTCTACTGATACATCATCGGCAATTATTTCAACAACGTAATCAGATTTTTTAGCAATCTTTTTCCATAATTCACTTCTTCTTGTTCTTTCATTTGCTCTTTTATATTCAGAATCAGAACCAATGCCAATATAGAAAGGTTGATTCTTGTCTAATCTTATATGTCTATAAACGTATGCCATTATGAAATCTCTCCTTTGTTTATGGTAAAGTTTCTAACATTGAAATTCTGACCATCAATATCTACTATTGAGAATCCGTGATTCCATTTATTTATGGGAAGATAAGCAGGGTGGAGTTCACAAAGACATCCTAAAGACCAGGTCTTTACTACACCGCCATTCATATCTCTTTCAACGTGAGAACTCGTGCAATGATTATGTCCTTGCATAGCAGATACCTTACCCCTTAAAAATAAACCCCTTGCAATGTTCACTGGACTAAAAACAGAACCTCCGAATTCGTGACCGTGTATGATATTCAAATCACCTGCTTTCATTATCCTTTTGTCCTTGATTATCTCTATTCCTTCTGCCCTTGATTTGATGATGTTTTCCAGTTCAAACTCCTCTACTCCAACAATCTCGTGTGCCTTCATCCATAGAAAGTGGAAATAACGCTCTTCATGATTTCCGACCTTGAAATAAATCTTTGCATTAAATGTCTTTTTAAGGATATCCATGAACTCCTTGAATGTCTTTAGTTCGTGTGCAAATGACCTTGCTTTAGGGTCTTTGGCAAACCTACTCAATCCAAAGAAGTCAAGTGTATCACCATTCAAAAGGATGGCATCAGGTTTCTCACCTTTTGCATAATCAAATGCACAGGTCAAAGCATCTATTGAATGGTAAGGAATGTGAATGTCGGAAAGAACCAACAACCGCTTTGCTTTTAGGTCATAATGTTGGTAAATTGCCTCATCTGATTGAGGAAGGTTGTATGGATTCTTTGGTCTTGGATCAACCTCTTTTCTAATTGATGTCCTATGACCACTTTTCCCTTCAATGCTTCTGAGTGCAGTCCTTGCAGTATCAAGTGAATTAAACAACAAAGGATTATCTTGGTAAATAATCCTTGCAAGTTTTAAGGTCGGCATATCCCATCCGAACTTCTCACGATACTGAACGCAGGTTTGTACTTTTGTCATAGTATTATGTATCCGTTTGAATCTACCTTATTGGCAATCTTCAATGCTAATAGTTCCCGAACTGATTTACCAAATGCCTTCTGAAAGTGTGGAGCATCGTAGAACTTCCAATCACCGCCCCACTCCCATCCATATTGCTTAAAAATATTAACTATCTCAATCCAATCACTTTTGCCATCACCATCAAAGTCTCCTTTGACATCCCACACCGCTTCCTTGCCATCTTTAATTAATATTATATCAAGTGCAAGACCATAGTTGTGCATTGATAGACCACCCTTTGCATTTGTTATAATCTTTCCAGGTTTAGTCCTTCCTTGAGCATACAATGCATCTTGCTCTGCAAATGTTCTCAAAGTATAAGAGAACCTGCAAAATGCTCTACCAGTTAATGCCTCACATATTTCATCGTATATCTCCTCAACCTCTTTAATCAGTTTTGGATGCATCAACTTAATTCGTTCAAGTGTCTTTTGGTCTTTCATATTTTAGATTTTATATACAATGCACCTGCTATGATTGCAAGTATAAAAAATATCCATAATTGCCTTTTCTTTGCCTTTGCTTTCCATTCTATAACCTCACTACTTAAACGTGCTGAATCGGTCTGTAATAACCTCACACGAGCATTGTCAACGATGTATGACTTCAAGGTATCACGAATAGTGATAGACTTAGTGATTGTCTTTGTTTTCCACTTAGTAAAATAAGTAGTATCGTTGAACGTAACTACCTCCAAGTCTTTTTGTATCTCAATCAAAGTATCTACCTCAACAATTGTATCTGTTTTGGTTATGTAGGTAGTATCATTTGCACACCACCCACCTTTGACCACAACCTTTGCGACCTCCTCAAGTTTCTCTTGGTCTCTCAAGACTTGCTTAACTGGGTTACACGAAACGAACAATAGGATTAAAATTATGTATCTCATTTTCTAAATATTTTCTCAGCAGATGAGAACCCAAGTGCTGATGATACAAGGAATGTGACTGCATAGATACTCGCCTCAGTAGGTTTGGCAATCATAGTCGCACACAAGGATAAAGTACCAACAAAGGCACAAAGTCGCTTCATTGATAGTCTATTGCTTTCCTCTGTGAAGAATTGCCTCATCCTTTCATTTCTTTATAAAGCCTCACCACGTTGTACACAATGGTTGAGATACCCGCTATAATGGCAACGACTACACCAACCTCACTAAGAGCAATATCCGCCCATAGTTTAATCAGTATAGTCGCTATGCACATTCCAATGCTTTTGCTATCCATTTTCGTTGTTCTGCTTTTGTATTTCTTCTGCAATCTTTTGGTTAATCTCTTGGAGTTGCTTTTCTAAGTGCTGAATCTGAGCAAGCAAGTCATAAGCAGCACCTTTCATTTCTAATAGTGTCATAGTATAAAATTTAAGGTAAAAGTACTAAATTTAACTTATCCGCTGACCATTGATATATCCATGCATTGATTGCCATTGCAGGTTGGTCTCCCCAAGCTACGTAATCCGCACCATCAATCGTGAGATTGCCTTGGGCAACTTGCTCACCCATTGAATCTACACCATCGGTAGTTACTTTGGTGAACAACTGCCAATAATTCGTTGCTGAATTTTCGTAGTTATCATTGATGCAAGTTACTTGAAAATACTCTGCTGATTTGCTTTCGCCATTTACCCATATTGTAACGGGTTGGATTTGTTTTGCCATTTTTATTTGTTTAAGATTTTAAGTTTATTACCAACAGGCTTGCCAAGTTGTTCCATCATAGCAGTTTAGTTTGTTATTTGTTGTATCGTAAAACATTAATCCCGTTGCAGGGGATGCAATTGCCAACATCTGTGCATTAGTTCCCCGAGGTGGGAGGAAGCCTTGTGATGTTGAATCAATTTGCACCATTGCTGATGCGTTTGCAGTTGTACCATTAAAAATATAATTGCCACCTGTTAAGAAAAAACTTGAAGCACCTCCCCACGTTAAAACAAATTTTGAATTATATCCACTATCCAAAACATTATATGAAGTTGCACTTCCTCTAACATATACAGTAGTGCCATATTTTATATAACCTCCATTGTTTATCACAATTGCATTGTCGCTTGGAGTAGGTGTAAGAGTTAAAGTACCACTCACCCTTGCCGTTCCGTTGACATCAAGTAAATATGTTGATTCGGTAGTTGTTCCCAAAAGCAATCGCCCGTTATTTGTAAATCTCAATGTCGCACCAGTAAAATTAAGAGGTGTTGCAGATAAACTTTGACCTAATAAAAAATTACCTGCATAATCAACTTTCATTGTATTGTTAGGAGTAAAATTACCACTACCAGTATTTACTCCATTAAAAATTACTTGTCCATTGTAAAACTGAAAAGCATAACCATATCCATTAGAAGTCCTTGTCCAAGTGCTACCATTAAAAAAAATGTTGTCAGCAAGAAATCCGTTATTTAATGCGTATGATTGTATTCCAAAAGTTCCAAATTTTGCATTGAATTTACTTGTAAAATCATTTGTTCCGAAAGATGATGTATCAGCAACTTGTAGTTGACTTGTTCCTTCTGTTGTTGTACCTATAAGTAATCTTCCTGCATTAGTAAATGTCATCTGTGGAGTTGCAGAATTATTTACTGCAAACCTAATGCTACCACCTGCACTACCTCCAGTCTGAAAAACAATTCCAGTATTTCCAAAATCACTATTATGAAAGAAATATGAGTCACCATTTTTCATTGAAAGGTAACCTGTATTATTACTTGAATACCTTCCTAAAATTGTTTGAGATGAACTTATCTCTCCTTCTAAATTTATTAATACACTTGAAGCACTTAAACCATTTGTATTTTTAATATATAAACCAGTTGCAGCATTCTGATTCTTTGTCAATGTCATCGCACCCGTAGAATCAGTATAAGTCAATGCCGTACTCCCCGTTACACTACCCGTTCCATTCCAATATGCCACCTGTCCCGATGTACCGCTTCCGCCAACCTTACCGCTAAATGTTGACCAATCAGCAGAACTCAACGCACCTCTATTGGTTGCACTTGCCGTTGGGAGGTTGAATGTATGTGTCTCGGTTGCTGAACTGATTGCAAAGTCAGTACCACTTGTACCCGTTGCGA